AAAAGAGGCACGGCATACGAGATCATCTGCCCCGTTCAGGAGGCGCTGAGCGACACGGAAATCTATGTCTACCTCGCTTCCAATGTGGTTGAGATCAGTTCCATTGCCGGTCTGTACTGCCAGTTCATCGACCTTCAGGGCGCACGCCGTCTGCGCAGCTTCACCGCAGGCGCGGAGGCAGACGGCTACACGAACAAGAACCTGACGTCTATCAGCGTCGGCGCAAACACGCTGCTCGAATACCTCGACCTGCGCGGAACGCCGGAGCTGAAGCAGGCACTTGACCTGTCCGCCCTCACCTCCCTGAAAACGCTTCTGCTGACCGGCAGCGGCATTACCGGCGTGACCTTCGCGCTGGGTGCTCCTGTCGAGACGGCCAAGCTCTGCCCGCTGAACAGCCTGATTGCCCGGCAGCTCTCGCACCTGACCGCGTTTGCTATGGACGGCTCCAATCTCCGCACGATCTGGGTCGAGGACGCCGCAGCAATCGATACCTACGCGCTCGTGAGCGCGGCGGCAAGCCTCAGTCGTGGCCGCCTGCCGGACGTGGACTGGTCGATGAACGACGCCGACGTGCTGCTTCGCCTGAAAGACCTTGCCGGTCTGGACGAGACGGGCAACCCCGCTACGGAATTCGTCCTCAAGGGCGCAGCACATATCGCGGTCGTGTCGCAGGCTGAGTTGACCACCATCATGGCGCGGTTCCTCAATCTGTCCGTGACCTACGATCAGATGGTCAGCTCCTGCACCGTCACGTTCAAGAACTACGACGGCACGGTCCTGAACACCCAGACTGTCCGCAAGTACGGCGCAGCAAAAAACCCCATCACTGCCGGTCTGATCGACACGCCCGTCAAGCCCTCCACTGTCGATAAGGTGTTTACCTTCATCGGCTGGGATCAACAGCTTACCTACATCCTCGAAGACCTTGTTGTTACGGCACAGTATTCCGAGGCAACGCGGTATTACACCGTTCGGTGGTACAATGGCACCCAGCTTTTGCAGACCGACACCGTGGCGGCGCATGACGGCGTTTCCTTCCGTGGCGGTGAGCTGACGTCCTCCACCGGCTCTATCTGGATGGGCTGGGATGCACTGACGAACGATGTCACCAGCGACATTGACGTTCACGCAGTGTTCATCACGCCTACGCTGCCGGACACCGTAGCGACTAACTTCGATTACTTGTACAGCGACGACGCGAACGACAACAGCGGCTACACGCTGGCGGAGTTCTACGGCATCATGGAGACGGGCAAGGCAAAGGACTACTTCGCAGTTGGGGACAAGATCAAGATTGTTCCGACGACCACGGTCTTTGCCGACACCTCTATCATCATGCAGGTCGCGGGTTTCAACCACTTCAAGAAGAAGGACAGCGACGATTTCGCCGGTGTCGTCTTTGCCATGCTGGGCATCATGAATGCTACCCACCAGATGAACAGCCAGAACACCAACGTCGGCGGCTGGGCATCCTGCGGTATGCGGACGTGGCTCAATGAAACCATCTTTGCCGCGCTGCCGCGTCAGTGGCAGTCCATGATTAAGATAGTTCAGGTGCGCTCCTCCATCGGTGAGACGAAGGCGGACATCAGCACCAGCAACGACCGCCTGTTCCTGCTGTCCCGTGCCGAGGTGGGCTTCAACGTTAACGACGTACCCTACAAGGATGAAGTAGACCCCGACGCCGAAAACGTGACCTTCGCACTGTTCACCGATAACAACAGTCGTATCAAGAAAACGTACAACGGCACCGGTTCTGCTTCTAACTGGTGGCTGCGGTCGCCTGAGGCGTCCGGCTCGTCG